TGATATATCAAAACAATGATAAGCAGCCCGATTCCACATACCGGAATCAGGAGCCAGTAACGACGTAGCAACGCGAACCAGATCACGGGGATTTATCAATTAAAAGGTTGAGATACCACTGGGATTTGCGAACCGATTCCGCACCGCCCTTGTGACGTTCGCGCCACAGGTACTTTGCAACCGAGCCTTTTAGATAACCCCGGAACTCCTCCTCAGTCAGTTGCGCTTCAATAGCCTCAATCGCCTCGATGAATCCTTGGCGGTAATGGGCTGGCGAATTTACTGAGTCAAAGTTTTCAACGGTTTGATGATTTGCATTAATTCGTTTAACACGCAAGACACGACTCCCATTTGTGTGTGAATGTCATCCAGTTGGCGCTGTACATTTGTCGCTTTATCGTCCGCATCAAACTTCCCGAACTTCGGCAACGGACGAGTCCGATAAGCGTGCAAGCTCGTCAGAACCGCTACCTGATCGTGAAGCTCTTTGATTGCATCGTCGGCCATATTTTTCTCGCAGGTAATTGATGGACAGGGGCATCAGGTCATAAGTCCCGTTGCGAACATCGTTTTTTACAACGATCCCATTCCACTCGCTTGCCTGCACATCGGCTGGCCGGTAACTTTCATTCTCTAAATAAAAACGCCCGCACACAAGCCCGTGTTTAACATGGTCCGGGTACTGTTTGGACGCATACAAGAATCCCTGCTGGTGCCCTTGCGTAAAAGACGTTCCGATGTTGTTTAATCGCGACGCAACCGTGCCACCAATAGGGCGACCGCTGTAGGGATTCGGGAAATAGTGGGAATACTTGATTCCGTCAATTTCGACAATCTTGAGGAATTCGTGGCGCGTGAACCACGGAGTTTCCAACGACGCCAATGAGATGACGCCTTCCCACTTCGGGTCACGAAAGATAGCTCGGCTCAATCTGTTTTCGTGATTGCCGAACAGAAAATGACATTCCGGGTTCCATGACTTACGCCGCCCTTTGGCGAGCCGTAACCGCTCGTCCTGCATCGGACCGACCAAGCGCCGGAACCCTTCGTTGCCGACCTCGATGTCCGTCAGTACCCGTCGCCCTTCGGCTTCTTTTGATCCTGGCGCATCATGGGTGGATAGGCTCGGTAGATCCCACCAGTCACCGATAACGATGATGACGTCAGGCTTGTAATCGACGATGGCTTGAGCAGCCCAATCGATGTGTGACAGGTCAGAACCGGGTTTGCACTGGGTGTCGGGAATAACCAAGTGTCGGCGCATTTCATTTCTTCACGGCACGCTTACGGGCGCGCTTGGGTTTGTCATACGTCGCACCGACCAAGGCTTGATGCAACAGGCCGCCCAGTTGGTCCACAAACGCCTCATTTCGGCTCAGTTTGTGGTTCATGCAATCAAGCGCCGCGTGCAACAGCTCGTGGAAAAACGTGTGAATCTTGTTTGAGTCATCGAGGCCGTCATAAATGTGTATTTGATGCTCAAGCGGCAACCAAATACCAGCGGTGTCCTCGCCATGAGGCCATTCTTCCTTCGGGATCAGAAAGACCTGAATCACGTGCCCCATTAAAGGGACTTTTGAGGGGATCACGGCAGATCCTTTGTCACCGCTCCCACAAACCCGGCACCGAACAACCCTGCCGTCACAATCGCTTCAGTCTGATCGGGCTTCAAATGAGCGCCCAAGGCCGTGACAACCAAGATTGCACCGCGCCAGGTACTCGATTCTTTTGAGCGGTCCAAAATGTAGTTTAGGCCCGCTTTCAGTCGCTTATTCATGCGTCTGCCCCCGTTTCCATGATGTGAGCCAACCGTACGGCCCGCCCCTTCACCTGCTTCGCCCACAGGGAATTTAACATTTCCTTGGCTGCGGTAGCGTAATCCTTCTTTTTAATGGCGTCTATAACGTGATGGAATTGCTGGAATTTCGACATCCCCAAATTAAACACCATCTCCAGCACCACGCTCTGACGCATGGGATCTAGGTCGCGCCAAAAGTCAAATGACTGGCACTCCAGTTCTGCACCTTCAACTTGAAGTTTGGCGACGGCTGCGGCGAACGGCTCAGGCCAGCCTGTGTCCAGCGCGCAGCCGTAACCAATGGTCAGGACGCCGACCGAATCAGTGTACGGTCGGGTCCGATAACCCTCAGCCTGCTTGATTCGAGGCAGTGCAATGTCAGTCGGAATTGACATTCGTGTCTATTTGACGGATGCGCCTAGCGTAATAGCGCCAAGCGTAAATGCCAGAACCAATACCAACAATGAGGCCGAAAAACTTCAGCACTTCATTAGCCTCTGACACGTTTGCCAAAAAGTAGGCCAACCAAGTCAATACTGCCGCGCCATCCGCTGCTTTGGATTGGTCAACCACATCACACCCCGGCTTCGCTTTTAAGCTTTTCAGCTTTCGCGCCGTACTTGCGATAACCGAGCCAACCGGCAGCAACGCCAGTCAACAAAACAAGGACGATAAACAACAATTTGAGAACGAACATAACGGCTCCTAGTGGCGTGGCGGAGGTGGGTAAAATGATGACAGTGCAATCAGCACCACAATAAACAGGCAAATCAGGGTAATCATGTGAGTGTCACCGTGTGCGTGCCCGATGTGCCGAACAAGTTTGTCGTAGGCGTGGTCAGCGTAAACCGGAAAATGGTGTATCCCGGCTGGTACTGGGTGAACACGGACAGCGTGTTAGCCGTGAGTGGCGTGCTGTCAATGGTCAAAGTGTTGACCGTTCCAGTTGCTGCCGTGCCTGCCAGGACGACGGAATAAGACACCGCGTTGGTGCCGCCAAACCCGTTGTCGCCTGAATAGATGCCAACGATGGGATAACCGCGCCACGACGACGGATTCGGACTGACACTACCAATCGCCGTATCCGGGCCGAACGCGGCCATAAAAACGCCCGCGACGGACATATAACCCCACCATTGGAAGTCCGCATAACGGGCCGTAGAGCTGCCCACGCCGGTCGTAACCGACGAGATGCTACCGCCGGATCCGGCGCTTGCCGTGAGCAGTGTGAGCGCCGCGAACGTCATGCAAAATTCTTCACAAGGCTGGCGTACCAGAACCCGGTGCTTGCACGGTACGTTGCTACAAGCAGGTCAACCGAGTTTGCCGCCGTGGACAGGACGCCTGCCGAGCCACCCGGCCATTTGAACCCAGTCGGCCAAAATCCCGTGATGAGACGCGTACCCGTTGAGTCCTGGGTGATGAACCAGTTGATTGTCTGGCCGTCTTTCGGGTTTGTGATGGTCGGGGCGACTGTCACCGACGCCGTGAAGGTCGTGGTGAACACGTTGGACAAGGACGCGTCTAGGGTCATAGCAGTCGCTGAGAAGGCCACCGCGACAGGGGTAGTTGCTGCATAGCCCGAGAACTGGACGCCGCCTAGGGCGCTTACACGGGCCGCTGGCAGGGTTCCTGCGGTGATATTTGAGGCATTGGTCGTGTCAATCGTGGCCGACGCAGCCAGTCCCGTGACCGATGAGGCCGGGATTGTGATGGCCGACGGGTCATTGATGGCCGACAGGTTATCAAACGTGCCGCCCGAGATGACTGTCCCGGTGCTGTCAGTCAGGACGATCTTGACCAACGTGCCTGACGGAACCCATAAGGGGGTGGGCAACCTTCCGTTGCTTTGCAAGACAACAGGGTTGCTGTTCGCAACGGACAGGGTGCTAGAGGTGTAGGTTACAACAGGCGTCGTAGTGCCTGCCGTGTAGGTGTAGATCTTATAACCGCTGCCGATGACGCCTTGGTCGGTAAAGACCTGCAACGTGTTTGCGACGGGTATTAAATAGCCGGTAGCCATGATGGGTTACTCGTAGGTGAATTCGGTGGCGTACCCGTGCTTATGCAGCTCCGGGATGTCTTTTTCCATTTTCTCATGGCAGTCGTCGCGGTACATCATGTCGGGAACGTGTAGTTCCTTAACGACCGTATAAGCGCGTTCGGCGGCTTGTTTGACCGACTTGCCCGTACCTGTCACCACGGCCAGATAATCGCCTGCCGTGGCCCACATGGGCTTCTCAACGATCTTGTCGCCTTCCATCTGGGGAAGTGAGGCCATTTTGACCGACTGGGGCGCAATGTAGCGCCTGTTTTTCGGGGTGACGCCGTAAATGGGGACGTCCGTCACTTCCTTCAGCGTCGAATTGCTGTGGGGATAATCGGGCTGTGCGACCACAATGCCGCACGCAATGGCGGTGCTGACATCGAGCGTGTCCTCACCGTTGCACGCGTCCAGCATCCATTCCACCGGATCGCCCTTGTGGGTGGCGATCATGATGTTAAATGCAGGCCAACCGGGGCGCATCGTGAACTCCAACGGCCACGCCTTGCCTTTTTCGTCAATGATGCAGTTGACGTCAATATCGCCTAAATGACCCATTTTGAGCAGGTCATCCTCGAGCGGGGCCAGTACCTCGTCAAACAGCACCGACTCAGTGCAATACTTCATGACGGTACCGGATTCGCCACAGTTGGGACCGGCATCGCCTGATAGCAGTTTCTTACGCTCAAAGTTCTCGTTAGGCAGGCCAACCCAGCCGTCTGAACCAAGCCAGCGGGACACCGCGAATTCAATGCCTGGGATAAACTGCTGCAACATACATGGCCCGGACAATTTAAGGCCGAGCTTCTTCCACCGTTGAATCCGCGCCACCATGTCAGCCGGTGTTTTCCCTACGTATGACAACGATTTGTCAGCCTCTGAGCCAAGTGTCTTGAATACGTGGCGCTCGCTTGATTTACGCTGATAGGCTTCGGCAGCATCGAGGTTGGGGAAGGTCTTGAACTCCGGGCACTGAATGCCGTGCTTTTCCAAGAACTTCATGCCCAGCTCGCGCTTAATCTCCAAATC